TGGACCCAGAAGAACGGGGCCGCACCTTCGAAGCTCTGGATTGCACAGATTGGTGCGATGACTGAGCAGCAAATCCGGCAGGTCTGCCGCCAGTGCATGGACCGCTGCCGGGCGGGTGAAACATGGCCTCCGGACCTGGCTGAGTTTGTGGCGCTGATTTCGGAAAGCGGGGCCAATCCATTCAGTCTGACGGTGGATGCCGTGATGGAGGAGTACCGCCGCTGGCGCAACGAGTCCTGGCGATACGACGGGAGCGATAAATATCCGTGGTCTCAGCCTGTGCTGTATCACATTTGTCTCGAGATGCGTTCAAAGGGGATTGAGCGCCAGATGACCGAAGGGGAGTTAAAACGGCTTGCAGAACGGCAGCTGACGAAATGGGCAAAGCATGTTGGTAATGGCTTCAGCGTTCCGCCCGTACGGCGGCAACTGGCAGCACCAGAACGCCCGTCGTGGCCAACACCAATTGAGTTGCTGAAACAGGAATATGAGCGCCGGAAAGCGGCTGGTTTTGTATGAATTGTGAAGGTTATTTTTCAGGAGGGCTTGTGGCAAAAGCATATACACCCGAACAGCGGGAAGAGCTGAAGGCACGAATTATCGGGTTGGTACGCAAAAATGAACGCATGACGATGTCGCAGCTGGAGAGGGCGACTGGGGCAGGCTGGCATTCGGTCCGACGCTGCCTTGTGGATGTGCTGGCTTGTGGCGATTTATACATGTCCGGTAAATACGGTGTTTTTGCGTCAGAGCAGACGTATCGCGAATGGCGTAAGACACCGGAGAAAAGAACCGACCTGACACTGATTCGAAAGTTACCAGACGGAGAAATACGCCGCTACGACAGGAGCCAGAACATAATTTGCCGTGAGTGCCGTCAGAGTGAGGTTATGCAGCGTGTGCTGGCGTTTTATCAGGGTAATTTTCAGGAGGTGATGGCGTGAGGGTGAGGGTTTATATCGCTGGTCCAATGACCGGGTATAAAAATTTCAACCGTGAGGCGTTCGACAAGGTGGAAGAGGAACTGAAACGGGAAGGGCATACCGTCTTAAACCCGGCAGTACTTCCGGACGGGCTGACACAGCCACACTACATGGATATTTGCATGGCAATGATTCGTTGTGTGGATGCGATTTACATGCTGAAAGGCTGGCAGCGGTCAGCAGGCGCTAAGGCGGAACTGGCACTGGCGGAGAAGCTGGGGCATGCAGTTATTTTCCAGGAGGCAACCAGTGAGTAACCAATGGCGACCAGATATTTGCCCAATAACCGGACGTGCATTTTTCATGTGGATTGAGCATCCGACATTGGGAAATGTGCCGACGTATGGTGGCCCATTAGATAGCTACACCATCCCAACAAAGGACAGCGACGGTGAGTTTTCATGTGAGCGTTACGATCATGATTTCGGTGGCTGGGTAGAAAGCGAATGTCTTGGGTTATATCTGATTGATGATAAAGAACAATGCAGAGTCTACGAACTCGAGGAGCGCGTTAAAGAGCTGGAAGCGCGGGAAATAAAACCGGCCAAGGGCGAAGTTCTTGTCGTTGTATCTGGTTTTACTGGTTGCGGAAAAAGCGCCATTGCCGGGGAAATAGAAATTGCGATGAAGGCTATTGGTGTACCGGTTCAGTGGACTAATGGCGATGCAGAAAAGCGCATGACAGGAGCTGACTGGCTGGCAGCGATTGAGATGTACAAACCAACTGTGCGCATCGTGGAAGCTAATGTGCCACGCGCCGCTGGCATTCGCATCAAAGGAGAGGAGCATGGAAATCAAACCAGAAGATGAGTTAAGTAATATTGTTTTATTTCCGGTAAAAGAGGATGACCCACGTAATCAGGTTAATTTTCTTTATGAGCCATCGGAAAGACCATATTGTCATCACGCTTCTGTCCGGGTTGACGAAAAAGAGCGTCAGGTCCGCTGTAAAATCTGCGGTGCAGTTGTGGAGCCGTTTGACTGGATGCTCTCTGTGGCGAAAAGAGAAACCAGACTGGCAGATGATGTAAGGCTATTGCGCCAGGAGGAACAGGAAAGACGGAAAAATATAGAAAAGTTAATTCAGATTGAGCGTAACGCGAAAGCGCGGATACGCAGGGCGACGAAATCCAGAACTGAATAAATAAATTTAGCACTGTAAATAAAATCAAATCCTTAACTGGAGGTATATCTATGTTAAATACACAGAAAACCATTAATGCGGAAAAATATAACGAGTGGGTGAGGAAATTTTCTGAGCAGATTTTTAAAATTACTGGCGACGAGAATGCGGCAAAAAATGAATTAGAGCCGTGGACACCTGAAGGAGTCGAACCAAATTATTGCTGGTGGGATGTTGATCCAGTTGATGCTGCAAATGAAGCTATGAGTTATCACAACGATTAATGTCAGGAGGCCGCCCGAAAGGGCGGTAAGAAATGACTACATTATTCAGAAAAGAATATCCGCGAAAGAGTAGAGCGACAGAATTTTTGTTTCTCATTCTGTTTATCGTGTTGATGATACCGATATCCCCGCTAATTTTTGTCTGGATAATCGTGAAAATAATTGAACCTATTATTGAGTTATATACCGATGTGATATGGGGACCATTCAACACACTACACAATAAAATTAATCCGTATAAGGAAAGCTGATATGTCACTGACGAAAAAACAACGTGCAGAACTGCGCATGAAGTTCGGTGGTCGCTGCGCTTATTGCGGCTGCGAACTTGGCGAAAAGTGGCATGCAGACCATGTAAAACCGGTCATCCGTTTTGATGGAAATATGCTTCACCAGGAACGTGACGATATATCCAACATGGTTCCGGCATGCCACCCATGCAATCTGCACAAGCATTGCAGTAGCCTGGAAGATTATCGGCGAATTATCAGTGATGGTCGTCGTGAATTCCTTGCGTCCGGGAAAGGCAAGGCGCTGGTTCGTATGGGATTGGTTGAAATGAAATCTGACCCAGTTGTGTTCTGGTTTGAAAAATATCAAGAAGGGGCTACGGCATGACGACTTTTACCAGAGAGCAGTTAATAGCTCACGCAGAGGAGACTATTGAAGCACAGAGATTGTGCATACCGGGCACAATCGACAATGACATCATCCGCACATATAAGATGGATATTGCTGTTCTGGAAATCGCACTGGTATCGCTGGCAGCAGAGCCAGCCGGTAAATTGCATGAATACAAACCAGTGGGGTATCAGCGTCTGGTCGACGAGTTAACTATGCAGGTAAAGCAGTTAGCCTGGCAACTGAGGAAAGCGAAGCCAGACTGCAAATTACCGGATAAGGCGATGAGTTATCTGGAGCGGAACGGATTGATAAGCGTGGAGGATGTTTTACGATGACCTGGCCTGAAGCATTCACAACGGTAGGAATCGCACTGGCGGTGGCGTTGGTGGTGTATTCGATTTGCCGCTGGGGATAAATCGCCGAAAAAAGATCCCGACACAAACATGAGCCGGGATCTTTGATTTATATAGCCTACGAATCCGCCAGTAAGAGAGGGGGCGGATGGTTTATTCTAACACCGGAATGATGTGGGTAAAAGTTTATAAGAAATCGGTTTCATAACTTTGCCCACCATGATAGATACCGACAATAAAGACTTTTCTGCCATCAACGGCAAAAGCAATAATCGTTCTGTGGCGGAAATGAGTTACCCGCATCCCCTGGCGAATATCATCGCGTTTATTGCCCCGATGCGGGAATGTAGAAAACCCATCAAGATAATCAAGAAGCGCATTGGCATAATTGTCAGCAATGACGTTCCCTGCTTTCTCCGTTATATATCTGTGCAGGTTGATTATTTGTTGTTCGGCCTCAGGAGTAATGATGACTTCATATGTCATGCAGATTACTTCCCGGATCGAATCTCGGCGCGAACCTGTGAAATGGAGCGTCCGTTGTTTGGATTTTCGCGGATAGAATCAAGAGAGGGGGCGGCTGAATGCGTTAACCACGCTTCGATTGCTTTATCGCGCTCATTCAGTGCGCGAAGTCCTTCACGAATGACCTCGCTTTCTGATGCATAGGCACCGGAAGCCACACGGGCGCGCACCATGTCAGCCATTTCGTTAGTTAATGTAATGCTGAATTGTTGGGTTGTACGCATGGTAAACCTCACGGAGTAGGATAGAACACCATTCGATGATAGCACGTTGCCTGTTGACGACAACAGAAATCAGAGACAATATTGCCGCACGCCAGCCTGAACAACTGGCACCTGCTGCGCCAGCAGAGAAAACAGATGGCGCACAAGACCAAATTACACAATTCTGATACCGTTCGTGCCAGCAGGCACGGGCGGCGTTCGCACGCATTCAAATATGACTGGTATCAGCACGATCCCTGCACTGAAGAACAGGCCGAATGGCTGATTCAGAACTACCGCAGACGTGGGTATGAGTTTAGGAAAGCCCTCACCCTCGATTATCGTCACTGGATAATCTACGTCAGACTCCCTTATTCCGAACGCCCACCGCGTCCGTCCCGCACATTCCAGCAACGCATCTGGAGGTAATGTGCGGGTATTAGTGACTCCTGAAATTGCTCACCGTCTGGGGATTGTACTTTTCAGGCCCGGTCCTGATGCGATGCCTTTGTTTATGCAGGGGCGTGTGCTGGTGGAGCCGGAACCAAAAAGCATGCGAGGTCTGCCATCCGGAGTCGTTCCTGCCGTTCGCCAGCCGCTGGCGGAAGACAAATCTCTGCTGCCATTTTTCAGCGATGAGCGGGTGATTCGCGCTGCTGGCGGTGCTGGTGCACTGTCTGACTGGCTATTGCGCCACGTTAAATCCTGCCAGTGGCCTCATGGTGACTACCATCACAGCGAAACCGTCATACATCGTTACGGTGCTGGCGCGATGGTGTTGTGCTGGCACTGCGACAACCAGCTGCGTGACCAGACTTCCGAATCACTCGGGCAACTTGCTCACCAAAACCTGACAGCATGGATGATTGACGTCATACGCCAGGCAATGAATGGCACACAGGAGCGGGAATTATCGCTGGCTGAATTATCCTGGTGGGCAGTCTGCAATCAGGTGGCGGACGCGCTACCGGAGACAGTATTGCGTCGTTCGCTGGGATTACGTGCGGAAAAAATCCGCTCGGTGTACCGCGAAAGCGACATCATACCGGGAGAGCAGACCGCCACCAGCATACTGAAGCAGCGCACAAAAAATCTTGCGCAGTTGCCTCACGTCCACCAGCAACAGAACGCACCACAGGAAAAGACGGTGGTCAGCATTGCCGTAGATCCGGAGTCTCCTGAATCTTTCATGAGGCGACCTAAACGTCGCCGCTGGATGAATGAGAAATACACGCGCTGGGTAAAGACACAGCCGTGCGCGTGTTGTGGTAAGCCAGCCGACGATCCCCATCACCTGATTGGTCATGGTCAGGGTGGAATGGGAACAAAATCCCACGATATTTTCACGCTACCGTTGTGTCGGGAGCATCACAACGAGCTTCATGCGGATCCGCTGGCGTTCGAAGAAAAGCATGGTTCCCAGGTTGATTTAATTTTTCGTTTTCTTGATCACGCCTTTGCAACCGGCGTGCTCGGGTAAAAGAGGTTACTGATGCGTATAGAGTTTGTTTTGCCTTACCCGCCAACGGTGAACACCTACTGGCGACGTCGTGGCAGCACATATTTTGTATCAAAAGCCGGTGAGCGTTATCGCCGGGATGTGGCGCTTATTGTTCGCCAGCAGCGACTGAAATTAAATCTGTCCGGTAGATTGGCAATCAGGATTATTGCAGAGCCACCGGATAAGCGCCGCCGCGACATGGACAATATCCTGAAGGCACCACTGGATGCACTGACACATGCAGGACTGCTTATCGACGATGAGCAGTTTGACGAAATCAATATAGTGCGCGGTCAGCTCGTTCCTGGTGGTCGACTGGGCGTGAAAATTTACGAAATAATGCATGACGGGCAGGTCAATAAATGAAGCTGGAAGATTTACCGAAATACTATTCCCCAAAATCGCTAGGACTGACTGATGCATCCGCCTCGACGTCAAAAGATGCGCTGAGCATCACTGATGTGATGGCTGCGCAGGGTATGACACAAAACCGGGCTGAGATGGGATTTTCTGCGTTCCTGGGGAAAATGGGCATCAGTATGAATGACAGGGCGCGGGCAACAGAATTACTGGCAGATTATGCACTCAGTCGGTGCGATCGCGTGGCGGCGTTGAGAAAACTTCCGGCAGAAATAAAACCGGCAGTGATGCGCATTATGGCTTCGTACGCTTTTGAGGATTATGCCCGCAGTGCAGCGAGTAAAAAACAGTGCCCTTGTTGCGGTGGGAAAAAATTTATTGAAAGCGTAGTTTTTACAAACAAGGTCCAGTATCCGGATGGCAAGCCGCCAGTATGGGCAAAGTGTACAAAAGGCGTGTATCCGTCTTACTGGGAAGAATGGAAAAAAGTCCGGGAAGTGGTAAAAGTTGCCTGTCCTGAATGCGGGGGAAAGGGTGAGGTCTCCACCGCCTGTAAGGATTGCCGTGGGCGTGGTGTCGCCATTCATCGTGAAGAGTCGGTAAAACGTGGTATGCCTGTTATCAGAGACTGCCAGCGTTGTGGTGGTCGTGGCTATGAAAGATTGCCGTCAACAGAGGCGTTTAATGCCATATGCAAAGTGACGAGCGCTATCACTCTTGATACGTGGAAAAAATCAGTGAAGCGTTTTTACGATACGCTGGTGGTTCGGTTTGACATTGAAGAGTCATGGGCGGAGCGGCAGTTAAAGAGGGTAACGCGATAGTGTTGTTGATTTTTCCCGAATCCGTGGTAAATTCGCACTAATGATGGGCGTTTTATGCATGACGTTAGAAGAATTTTTACAGCCCGCCACTCAGCGGGTTTTTTATGTCCGAAAAACAGCACCGGACGTTAAACGCGCTGGTGGTTGTGAATACCGGTCTTTCAGTCTGCTGACTTTTTCGACAGACGAATAAGCAAATATTGAATTCTGGTTATTTATTTGTATTATCTCTGCGGTTCCGAGGGAAGGGTAAATTATGTATCCGGGCATCTCATTCACACCCGAGGAACCAGCGCCGGCTTAGCTCAGTAGGTAGAGCAACTGACTTGTAATCAGTAGGTCACCAGTTCGATTCCGGTAGTCGGCACCATATGCGGGCATCGTATAATGGCTATTACCTCAGCCTTCCAAGCTGATGATGCGGGTTCGATTCCCGCTGCTCGCTCCAGTTAGAGTCTTTCAGTCTGCGATGATGGGAAATCCCGGAGTGACTGAAAGACGTTTAAGTTATGAATGATCGCCTTTTTTTGCAAAATTGCTGTGCAGAAATACTAACCTTCGGGCAGGCGATCATTCATAAGCACTCTGCTTTTATTCCGATTAACTGTGGGTGGTTTGTTGGATAGAGTGCTTTCCTTACTGTATATATCGTTTCGCCCGTTTTTGCGGTTTTTTCTTTTCAAATCCCTTTCATTTCTCAGTGTAAAACTACGCCATCCGTTATTTGCGGAGGTGAGGCTATGAAATCCATGGACAAAATTTCAACGGGCATTGCCTACGGCACCTCCGCAGGCAGTGCTGGCTACTGGTTTTTACGGTGGCTTGATCAGGTTAGTCCGTCACAGTGGGCTGCGATTGGTGTACTGGGGAGTCTGGTTCTGGGCTTCCTGACTTATCTGACAAATCTGTACTTCAAAATCAGAGAAGACAAGCGTAAGGCTGCACGGGGAGAGTAATTCAATGACTCAAAACTATGAACTGATTGTGAAAGGGATCCGCAATTTTGAGAATAAAGTTACGGTAACTTTAGCGTTACGGGACAAAAAACGCTTTGACGGTGAAATTTTTGACCTGGACATCTCGCTGGACCGTGTTGAAGGTGCCGCGCTGGAGTTTTATGAGGCAGCAGCCAGAAGGAGCATCAGACAGGTCTTCTTGGATGTTGCTGCCGGGTTATGTGAAGGGGATGAGCAGTCGCCGGAAAAGCGCCCCGTAATTTTAGAGGCGCAGAATGTGTGGATAACCTACAAAGGAAAGCTACCAGGAAGAATTACTGGTTCTCTGAAGACTCCTCCGGAATCACAACCTTAAGTCACTGACCGGAACAGATAAACCTGTCCGTGGGCAGAAACCGATAAATCCTGATAAATATCCATGAACGCAAAAATCAGATACGGCCTGTCGGCTGCCGTTCTGGCACTGATTGCCGTCGGTGCGCCCGCGCCTGATATTCTCGACCAGTTTCTGGATGAAAAAGAAGGTAACCACACAACGGCATACCGCGATGGTTCCGGCATCTGGACCATCTGTCGGGGTGCCACGATGGTGGATGGAAAACCCGTTTTTCCCGGTATGAAACTGTCGAAGGAAAAATGCGACCAGGTTAACGCCATTGAACGTGATAAGGCGCTGGTATGGGTGGAGCGCAATATTAAAGTACCACTGACCGAACCACAAAAAGCGGGTATAGCGTCATTTTGCCCCTATAACATTGGCCCCGGTAAGTGTTTCCCGTCGACGTTTTATAAGCGGCTGAATGCCGGTGATCGTAAGGGCGCATGCGAGGCGATTCGCTGGTGGATAAAAGATGGTGGGCGCGATTGCCGCATACGTTCAAATAACTGCTATGGACAGGTTATTCGTCGTGACCAGGAAAGCGCATTAGCCTGTTGGGGGATAGATCAGTGAGCAGAGTCGCCGCGATTATTTATGCTCTGGTTATCTGCATCATCGTCTGCCTGTCGTGGGCGGTCAATCATTACCGTGATAACGCCATCGCCTACAAAGAACAGCGTGATAAAAAAGTCAGTGAGCTGAAGCAGGCGATCGCCACCATCGCTGACATGCAGCAGCGTCAGCGTGATGTTGCTGCGCTCGATGCAAAGTACTCGAGAGAATTAGCCAATGCGCAAGCTGAAAATGAAACTCTGCGCGCTGATGTTGCCGCTGGCCGTAAGCGCCTGCGGGTCAATGCCAGTTGCTCCGCAGCCGTGCGTGAAGCCACCGGCCCCACCAGCATGGATAATGCAACCAGCCCCCGACTGGCAGACACCGCTGAACGGGATTATTTCACCCTCAGAGAACGGTTGATGACGATGCAGAAGCAACTGGAAGGGGCGCAGGAATATATCCGCACCCAGTGCATTAAGTAGCCTTTTGTTATCAGGAGAATGTATGAAGAAATTACTGGTAACCGCAAAGCTCTTTAATGGAAGAATCCCGTTTCGGATTTTACAGCGTGGTCGTGTTCTGGCTGAAGGTACATTCAGTGGTAAATGCACGGAATGTTATTCACGAATATATGAAGTGGATGCCACGGATGAAGATATAACCGTTGAGTGTAATGCCGGGATTGTATCGGCCACATTGCTTCATGGGCGAATTGGGTTGTCGCTGGAGGATGCAGGCAAATGAATTACCAACTGGCAAAACTTTATCGTGGTAAACATTTCGTAGGGTATGGGATTGCAGTTGATGGTGAGTTACTGGAAGGGCAGCTTTCCGCCAGGACAGAGTCACGCGGAGGCGAGCCACCAACAGTCACTGTGACTTTCAGACTGACAGCAGAACATATCGAGAATCAGCCCGTCATTCAACTGAACATGGTGTGAGGTATTAATGCCATCACGAATCCCACGCGCCTGCCGTAAGCGTGGATGCGCAGGTACAACCACAGACAGTTCTGGTTACTGCGATAAACATCGTGGCGAAGGATGGGTACAGCATCAACGCGGACTGAGTCGCCACCAGCGTGGCTATGGCTCGAAATGGGATGCCATACGTGCGCGCATACTGAAGCGTGATAATCATCTGTGTCAGAACTGCCTGCGCAATGGGAGAGCCGTTGAGGCCAGGGCTGTAGACCACATCATTCCAAAAGCTCATGGCGGCACCGATGATGACTCCAATCTTGAGTCGTTATGCCTGGAATGCCACAGAGCGAAGACAGCAAGGGAACGTATTCGATGATAATATTCACTGCTGTAATGCATAAAAATAGTTTCTATATTCATGCAGATACCCGGGAGGGATTTTGGGTTGTTTTAAGTGAAAAACTGGGATGGGGCAAATTTGAGTTAATTCGCCCCTCAGATGAGTTTAGCCCTACTGGAGGGTTGTTTGAATTAGTCGAAGTGCGTTCGGCAGATTCAGAACCCCCTGAGTCAGTAACTGTAGGGTCAAATGTTTTATGGCGTCTCCCGGAAGCTCTCGGAGTTTTGAAATCAATCCCTTCTTCTGATCTTCAGATATATTTGAGACACGGATTATATCCTCAAGGGCAACAATCGTGTCACTGTGTAACCGAACGGTTTGAACTTTAAGGATCGCACTTAAGCCGCTATCATCGAGAAGAAAATCAATTCCTTTCTCTGTAATGTTGCAGTACGCGGCATTGAAGATAAAATCAACGCCAGCCATGGTATCGCTGCGTAAGAAGGGAGTAGAAACGAGACCATGCATTTCAAGGTATAACATGCACGCCACAAAGTGATCGTAACTGTCAAACTTCTCAATGAGGTCTCGCTCCTGTGCCTTGTTTAAAGAGTGAGGCGCGCAATCTATAAGGGTATTGAGGATTTCAAGTTGTAAGGCTCTGTCATATTTTCTGGTTTTATCCATTTCTTAGACTCCATCTTTTATTTATTGAGATTAACTGAATACACCATGCTGAGCATCCTGATGGATGGCCAGTATCTGCTTTTTGCCGCCATCTTCAAGGGGGAGGGGGGGGATCAAATCTCTGCAACCCAGGCTGCTCAGTACCGCCGCCTGACCTTTCCTCGCATCGCCGCAGGTTCGAAAACTTTTTTTTGGAATGTGATTAAATGATTGATAGGTAAAACCGATTATGCCTGGACCCCAGAAAACCCCGCCACGCCTGCATTTGATACGAGGCAACCCCTCAAAGCGCCCCGTTAAAGACCCAAAAAAAACCGCTAAAAAGGATGAAAAAGGTCTCCCTAAAATTCCGCAACATTTAGGGGCGCAGGGGAAGTACTGGTTCAGGCGAATGGCGGAAGAACTGAATGCGGAAGGGATCATTTCTCAGCTTGATGCGCGTGCACTCGAGTTACTGGTGGAAGCCTACATCGAATACCGGCATCACTGCGAAACACTCGATGTTGAGGGTTATACCTACCGCACGGAAACGCAGAATGGCGATGTGATGATCAAGGCACATCCGGCTGCGGCGATGAAGGCGGATGCCTGGAAGCGGATCCGGGCGATGCTTGCAGAGTTTGGTATGTCACCGGCAAGCCGGGCGAAAGTAAATACCGCCGGACCGGATGATGTTGATCCACTGGCAGAGCTTTTAAAAGCGAGAGACTGATGGCAAAAGTGGCTGACGGGATCCGCTACGCCGAACGTGTTGTTGCAGGAGAAATTGTCGCTGGCGAATTTGTCCGTCTGGCCTGCCAGCGTTTTCTTGATGATCTGAAGTACGGCGAAGAGCGGGGGATTTATTTCAGTGAACCCCGTGCGCAGCACATCCTGAATTTCTACAAATTTGTGCCCCATGTGAAAGGGGCGCTGGCAGGTCAGCCCATTGAGTTGATGGACTGGCATGTATTTATCCTCATTAATATTTTTGGTTTTGTCATTCCGCTGGTGAATGAAGAGACCGGGGAAGTTGTCATGCGCAGCGATGGCAGCGGACGCCCGGTGATGGTGCGCCGGTTCCGGACGGCGTACAACGAAGTTGCCCGTAAAAACGCAAAATCAACCCTGTCATCGGGTATCGGTCTGTATATGACGGGGGCAGATGGTGAAGGCGGGGCTGAGGTGTATTCAGCCGCAACCACGCGTGACCAGGCCAGAATCGTGTTTGAAGACGCCAAAAATATGGTCAGAAAAGCCCGGTCGACACTCGGGCGATTGTTTGATTTCAACAAGCTGGCGATCTACCAGGAGCAGAGCGCATCAAAATTTGAACCCCTTTCCTCGGATGCAAACAACCTGGACGGTCTGAACATCCACTGCGCCATTATTGATGAGCTGCATGCACATAAAACCCGCGACGTGTGGGACGTTCTGGAAACGGCAACCGGTGCCCGTCTGCAGTCCCTGTTATTTGGTATCACCACGGCGGGCTTTAACAAGGAAGGGATTTGTTACGAGCAACGCGATTACGCCATCAAGGTATTGCGAGGCTATAACAGCGACGTGGAGGGCGCGGTAAAAGACGACTCCTACTTTGCAATTATTTACACGCTCGATGAGGGAGATGATCCGTTTGATGAAACGGTCTGGCAGAAAGCGAATCCCGGCCTGGGCATCTGTAAACGCTGGGATGATCTGCGTCGTCTGGCGAAAAAGGCGAAGGAGCAGGTCTCGGCGCGGGTGAATTTTTTCACGAAACACATGAATGTGTGGGTCACTGCCGAATCGGCCTGGATGGACATGATTAAGTGGGAGAAGTGCGAATACATCGCCCCACGACATGAGCTGAAAACGTATCCCATGTGGGTCGGCGTCGACCTTGCTCATAAGATTGATATCTGTGCGGCGGCAAAACTCTGGCGAACGGATAACGGGCATGTTCATGCCGATTTTAAATTCTGGCTTCCGGAAGGGCGACTGGAACGGTGTTCACGGCAGCAGGCAGAACTTTACCGGAAGTGGGCGGAGATGGATAAGCTCATCCTGACGGATGGTGATGTTATCGATCATGCTCAGATAAAAAGTGACTTACTGGAATGGATTGGCGGTGAAAACCTCAGGGAACTGGGATTTGACCCGTGGAGCGCAATGCAGTTCAGCCTGGCACTGGCTGAAGAAGGGATACCGCTGGTGGAGGTTCCGCAGACGGTCCGCAATCTGTCAGAGGCCATGAAGGAAACGGAATCACTGGTTTATGCCGGACGTTTCCACCACAGCAATCATCCGGTCATGAACTGGATGATGTCTAACGTTACGGTAAAACCGGACAAAAACGACAATATCTTCCCGAATAAATCCACGCCGGAAGCCAAAATCGACGGCCCTGTTGCGATGTTTACAGCAATGAGCCGGATGCTGGTCAATGGCGGTGAACCGGAGCCGGATCTGTCTGAGCATCTGGTCAGCGTTGGTATTCGCTCGCTTTAACCGAGGTCATTATGTTTCTGATAATTCTCACACCACTGGTGGGCGTGCTGGGGGCGCTTTTGCTGTCGTATGGCACATGGCTGATTTATCCCCCGGCAGGTTTTGTTGTTGCCGGGGCGCTGTGCCTGTGCTGGTCGTGGCTGGTTGCGCGTTATCTCGATCGCGGTCAGCGGGTCGCCTCCGGAGGTGAGTAATGTTTTTCCAGGGGCTTTTTCAACGCAAAAATAACACTCCCGTTACAACACCCGGGATGCTTGCGGAAGAGCTGGGATTGTCATACGACACCTATACCGGAAAGCGGATCAGCAGTCAGCGGGCCATGCGGCTGACGGCGGTGTATTCCTGCGTCAGAGTGCTGGCGGAGTCTGTTGGTATGCTGCCCTGTAGCCTCTACAAAATCACCGGCACCCTTAAAACACGGGCGGTGGATGAACGACTGCATAAGCTGATTTCGGCAAAACCCAATGGCTACATGACACCGCAGGAATTCTGGGAGCTGGTTATCGTCTGCCTGTGTTTGCGGGGGAACTTTTACGCTTACAAGGTGAAGGCGCTGGGAGAAGTGGTGGAGCTTCTTCCGATAGATCCGGGTTGTGTGGAGCCGAAGCTGAACTGTCAGTGGCAGCCGGTTTATCAGGTGACGTTTCCGGATGGTTCCGTGGATGTGCTGACCCAGGATGAAATCTGGCATGTGCGCACTCTGACGCTGGACGGACTGGTCGGGCTGAATCCCATTGCGTATGCGCGTGAGGCCATTTCACTGGCAGCGGCAACCGAGGAGCACGGCGCCAGGTTGTTTGGTAACGGTGCTGTGACATCCGGTGTGTTGCGTACGGAACAAAAGCTCACGCCGGATGCTTATGAGCGCATGAAGAGGGATTTTGAGGAGCGTCATCTTGGGCTGGGTAATGCGCACCGTCCGATGATTCTGGAAATGGGGCTGGACTGGAAGCCGGTGGCACTAAATGCCGAGGACAGCCAGTTCCTGGAAACCCGCAAGTTTCAGCTGGAAGAAATCTGTCGTCTTTTCCGCGTGCCACTACATATGGTGCAGAACACTGACCGCGCCACCTTCAACAATATTGAAGAGCTGGGGCTTGGCTTCATTAACTATTCCCTTGTGCCGTATCTGACCCGTATTGAACAGCGGATCAATACAGGGCTGGTGAGGGAGAATAAAAAGGGAAAATTTTACGCCAAATTTAATGCCGGGGCGTTGTTGCGTGGTGACATGAAATCCCGCTTTGAAGCGTATGCCACGGGGATCAACTGGGGGATTTATTCCCCTAATGACTGCCGTGATCTGGAGGATATGAATCCCCGACCGGGTGGTGATGTGTATCTGACACCGATGAACATGACCACCAGTCCCTCTGCTGGCAATGGCAACGGTAAGAAAAAGGAGAGTGGAGATGCAGACAAAACAGCGTCTTGATATACCGCTGAACCTGAAATCAGTCAGTGATTCCGGGGAGTTTGAAGGTTACGGCTCTGTTTTTGGTGTTAAGGACAGCCATGATGATGTGGTGGTCCCCGGTGCCTTTACCACAACACTCCAGAAATGGAGCGAAAAAAAGGCGCTGCCTGCGTTGCTCTGGCAGCACCGCATGGATGAGCCCATCGGTGTGTACACCGAAATGAAAGAAGATGATGTCGGGCTTTATGTCAGGGGGCGATTACTCGTTGATGATGATCCCCTGGCAAAACGTGCACATGCTCATATGAAGGCCGGTTCTTTAACCGGCCTTTCTATTGGCTACATCCTGAAAGACTGGGAGTACGACCGTGAAAAAGGGGTATTCCTGCTGAAAGAGATCGACCTGTGGGAGGTCAGTCTGGTGACGTTTCCTTCCAATGATGAGGCACGCATCAGCGATGTGAAAAATGCGCTGGCGCGTGGGGAGATCCCTGATCAGAAAATTATTGAGCGAGTCCTGCGCGATGTTGGACTCTCGCGAACCCAGGCCAAAGCATTCATGGCCGGGGGATATGGCGCTTTATCCCTGCGTGATGCTGAGGATGTGGATGCCGCACTGAATGCACTGAAAAATCTTAAATTTTAACCAGGAGAAAAATAATGGCTGACATTAAAGATGTGGAGCAGGTCGCGCAGGAGCTGCAGCAGAAGTTTGACGATTTTAAGGCAAAAAACGACAAGCGCATTGACGCGATCGAACAGGAAAAAGGCAAGCTGGCCGAACAGGTGGAAAGCCTGAACGGGCAAATCAGCGAGCTGGAGAACCTGAAAAGCGACCTGGAAAAAGAGCTGGCAGACATCAAGCGTCCGGCAGGCGGCACGCAAAATAAAGTTGCCAGTGAACACAAAGAAGCGTTTATCGGATTTATGCGCAAGGGGCGTGAAGACGGCCTGCGTGAGCTGGAGCGTAAGGCGCTGCAGGTGGGCAATGATGAAGATGGCGGTTATGCCATTCCGGAAGAACTGGATCGCACCATTCTGACGCTACTGAAAGATGAGGTGGTGATGCGCCAGGAAGCCACTGTGATCACCCTCGGGGGCTCGGATTATAAAAAACTGGTGAATCTGGGCGGCACAACGTCCGGATGGGTGGGGGAAACGGATGCACGTCCGGAAACCGCCACCTCAAAACTGGGGCTGATTGAACCCTTTATGGGGGAAATCTACGGCAACCCGCAGGCTACCCAGAAAATGCTCGATGATGCTTTCTTCAATGTGGAAGACTGGATCAACAGTGAGCTGGCGCTGGAATTTGCCGAACAGGAAGAAATTGCCTTTACCAGTGGCGACGGCAGCAAAAAACCAAAAGGTTTTCTGGCTTATGAGTCCACTGATGAAGATGACAAGACCCGTGCGTTTGGCAAACTTCAGCACATTGCTTCCGGTGCGGCTTCCGGCGTGACCGCTGATGCGATCATTAAACTGATTTACACCCTGCGCAAGGCGCACCGCAGCGGCGCGAAGTTTATGATGAACAACAGCAGCCTGTTTGCCATTCGTCTGCTGAAGGATAACGACGGAAATTATCTGTGGCGTCCGGGCATTGAGCTGGGTCAGCCTTCTTCTCTGGCAGGGTATGGCATCGTTGAAAATGAGCAGATGCCGGATATTGCCGCCGATGCAAAAGCCATTGCGTTTGGTAACTTTAAACGTGGCTATACCATCGTTGATCGCATCGGTACCCGTATCCTGCGCGACCCGTATACCAACAAGCCGTTCGTGGGTTTTTATACCACCAAGCGAACCGGCGGTATGCTGGTGGATTCTCAGGCGATTAAGCTGATGAAGATCGGTGCTGCAACCCGCCAGAAAGCCGCTGCGTAATGCAGTTTTTTATGCCCGCACAGTGTTGCGGGCAGGAGTTTCTGATGGCAGCAATAGTGGAAAAACTCAGGGCGCAGTGCCGTATTGATACAGATGATGCAACTGATGATGAGTTACTGATGCTGTATTTCCGGGCTGCCTGCCGCAAGGCAGAAAATTTTATCAACCGTAAGCTTTATGAGGAGATGGTGCCGGAAGGTGATCCTGAAGGGGTGCTTATAGCTGATGATGTTTTGTTGGCGCTCATGTTGCTGGTCGGACACTGGTACGAAAACCGGGAAAATTCCTCAGATGTCAGCAAGGTACCAGTCCCGTTTGGTTTTTCTTCTCTGCTGGAGCCTTATCGTTTTATTCCTTTGTAGGAGGAACCATGCAGGCGGGCAGATTACGTGATCGCGTAACTATTCTGAATGTCACCACCGCCCGCTCTCCGTCAGGGCATCCGGTGGAGACGGTGACGGAGGGAGCTACCGTATGGGCAGAAGTTAAGGGTATCAGCGGGAGGGAGAGAATATCAGGAGGTGCAGAAACCGCTCAGGCTACGGTCAGAGTCTGGATGCGATTTCGGCACGATGTGACAGCGACTTCACGTCTGAAAGTGCTGACCGGTGCATTTAAAGGGGCCACTCTTGGTATAGAAGGGCCACCAATACCGGATGCACGCGCCACCCGGCTTGAAATACTCTGCAGCCTGAAGGGGAATGTGTGATGGATTTCAGTCTTGATTTTTCAGGCCTGGCGGATATTGCACGGGATCTGGAGACGCTCAGCAGGGCAGAAAACAATAAGGTTCTGCGCGATGCCACCCGTGCAGGTGCTGAAGTTATGCGGGATGAAGTTGTTGAACGTGCGCCGGAGCGAACCGGGAAACTGAAGAAAAATGTGGTTGTTCTCACGCAGCGTTCAAAGCGTCGGGGGGAAATTATCTCGGGTGTCCACATTCGCGGACGGAACCTGCGAACCGGAAACAGTGATAACAGCATGAAAGCCAGCGATCCCCGAAATGCGTTTTACTGGCGCTTTGTGGAGCTGGGAACGATAAACATGCCCGCGCATCCATTCATTCGCCCGGCTTTCGATACGACAGAGGAGCTGGCGGCGCAGGTTGCCATACAGCGAATGAATCAGGCTATTGATGAGGTCTTAAGTAAATGAGGGAAGCCACACTGTATTCCCTGCTGTCTCAGTTGGCCGGAGGACAGGTTTATCCTTATGTGGTCCCGCTGACGGAGGGAAAGCCTGCGGTATCTCCGCCGTGGCTGGTGTTTTCTGTGGTGTCTGACACGGCGTCTGATGTGCTTGATGGTCAGGCTGAATCCAGAATTACCGTGCAGATCGATGTCTGGGCAACGGTGCCTGATGACGCAGATGATATCCGAGAACAGGCGCTTGATGCGGTAAGGCAACTTGTACCCTCCGTTATTTCTAAAACTCAGGGTTATGATCCTGATTCCCGTCTGAGCAGAGCCACGCTTGAATTTCAGGTAATAGCCTGAGGTCGTTAATGATTTTACCCACCCGCCGCTGGCGGGTTTTTTTATTTTCAGGAGACGAGTATGTCCTCTAATTTTGAGCGTTCGCAACTGACGAAAATTATGATTTCGTCTGCACCGGTAACAGCAGAAACCCTGGATTCTGCCAGCTATCTTGGCCTGAGCTGTACAATCAAAGAGGTGCAGTTTACCGCAGGACAAAAGCAGGATATTGATGTCACCACGCTGTGTTCTGTTGAGCAGGAAAATATTAACGGTCTTGGTGCCGTGTCAGAGATTTCCATGTCAGGCAACTTTTACCTCAATGCTGCCCAGAACGCGTTGCGCAGTGCCTATGACAATGACACCACGTATGGCTTTAAAGTTATTTTTCCGTCAGGAAACGGATTTACCTTTATGGCAGAGGTGCGTCAGCATACCTGGTCTGCAGGAACCAATGGTGTTGTGGCTGCAACGTTTTCCCTGCGCCTGAAAGGTAAACCTGTGCTGGCGACAGAGCCGCTGAAAGTGAAGGTCGATTTAAACAGCACGCTGCAGGTTTCTGCCGGAGCGAAACTCGAAATGGTGGTTGAGGCTGCCGGTGGTGTGCCGCCTTATTCTTATGTCTGGAAGAAAGGTAGTTCTCCTGTTTCCGGACAGACGGCGGCAACGTTCAGTAAGGCATTGGCAGTATCCGGTGATGCGGGCGCATATACCTGCGAGATTTCTGATTCAGCAAGCCCGGTTAACAAAGTGACCTCCACTTCCTGCACTGTAACCGTCAGTTAATGAGGATGGGTGTGATGACTAAAAATATCCGTAATCTGGCACTGGCAACGATGTCGGGGTTTCGCCATAAAACTGTTGATGTGCCTGAATGGGAAGGGGCAACGGTTGTATTACGGGAACCTTCTGCAGAAGCCTGGTTGCGCTGGCAGGAGATCGTTAAAGCAAAAGATGATGAGACACCGTTATCCGTTGCGGAGCGCGCCCGCCGAAATCTGGAGGCAGATGTTGAACTGTTCATTGATGTTCTGTGTGATACCGGACTGCAACCTGTATTTTCAGAGGATGATCGTGAACAGGTGATTGCCGTGTATGGCCCGGTGCATGCGCGGCTTCTTCGGCAGTCTCTGGAACTGATCAGTGATGCCGGCGAGGTTAAAAAAAAGTAGCGCTTCCGGGGATGCGTTTTCTGATGATGCTGGCACTCAGGATGGGGCGTACATTGTCAGAATTACGCCGGGAAATGTCCGCATCAGAAATCATGATGTGGGCAGAATTTGACAGGTTCAGCCCGCTGGGGGACGAACGGGCTGATATCCGTGCTGCCCAGATTGTTTCAGCTGTTTACGGTGCGCAGGGGGTTAAAGTTCCACTGAATGATGCACTTCTTCAGTGGGAATGCGCCTGTGAAAATAATATGGGCGATCCACTTGCTGAGATTGAGAGGGCGTTATTTGTTGCATCCCGATGAATTTTCCACATAACTGAATTATTATTCCCGTTTTATTGAGTAAGTAAGGAGGCATCGATGGAATTCGTACTTATTTCAATAATTTTAGGGCTGATTCCGGCGATTATCACGAAAAGCAAAGGTTGCTCATTTTTAAGGTGGTGGATATATGGCTCGATGATCTTTATTGTTGCTCTGATCCATTCACTTGTAATCCTGGAAATGAGAAGCCATATGAATAACAAATGGTAAACAATGACATGAAGAATCCCTGTGCAGACCCGAACAAAGAAGAGGTGATTAAATGTAAGCATTGCGGTAGTGATTTAATCTGCAATGCAGATAGTTCCGTTTCACAAAAAACGGATGATGAATATCTTCAGGAAGCAAGGCGTAAGGCCGGACTTCTTTAAAGAATACAAAAACCGCTTCGGCGGTTTTTTTCGTCCGGAGAATGAGTGTGGCGACATTACGTGAACTGATTATTAAAATCTCGGCAAACTCCCGGTCATTCCAGTCAGAGATCGCCCGGGCTTCGCGCATGGGGCAGGATTACTACCGCACCATGCAGAACGGAGGCCGACAGTCCGCTGCAGCATCCCGTGAAATGCGGCGTGCACTGGTAGAAGTGACGGATCAGATAAATACAGCTAAGTCTTCGGCACTGAATATGGCGGAGGCATTTGCCGGGGCTTTTGCTACCGGTCATCTTATTTCTCTCGCCGATGAGTGGAATTCAGTCAATGCCCGTCTGAAGCAGGCCACGCAGTCCAGTGATGATTTTCAGGCATCACAACGTGAATTAATGGCAATCAGCCAGAGAACGGGGACGGCGTTTTCGGATAACGCCAGCCTTTTTGCCCGCTCTGCAGCTTCCATGCGGGAGTATGGCTACAGTTCTGAGGAGGTACTGAAAGTCACCGAGGCGATCTCCACGGGGCTGAAATTATCCGGTGCCAGTACAGCAGAAGCCAGTTCGGTGATCACGCAGTTCAGTCAGGCACTGGCGCAGGGAGTGCTGCGCGGTGAAGAATTTAACTCTGTGAATGAGAACGGCGATCGTGTTATTCGTGCGCTGGCTGCGGGAATGGGTGTTGCCCGTAAGGATCTGAAGGCCATGGCGGATAACGGAAAACTGACCGCCGATAAGGTTGTTCCTGCACTGATTAGTCAGCTTGGGGCGTTACGTGATGAATATGCAGCAATGCCTGATACTGTTTCATCCTCTGCAACCAAAGTTGAAAACGCCTTTATGGCCTGGGTTGGTGGTGCGAACGAGGCAAGCGGAGTGACAAAGACGCTCTCTGGTGTGCTGAATGGTATTGCAGGCAATATTGACACTGTGGCAACCGCTGCCGGTGCTCTGGTTGCCGTCGGGGTAGCCCGATATTTTGGCAATATGGCGTCTTCTGCTGGATCTGCAACTGCCGGATTAATTACTGCAGCCAGAAACGAAGTGGCTCTTGCGGAAGCGCAACTTCGGGGGACACAGATAGCAACAGCCAGGGCGCGTGCGGCGGTTTATCGTGCGCAACAGGCGGTTGTTGCTGCTCGCGGTACCGAAAGGCAGGCAGCCGCAGAAGCGAAACTGGCTGCTGCCCAGGCATCACTTACCCGTAATATTGCGGCCAGAACAGCAGCACAGACAACGCTGAATACTGTCACGTCAGCGGGGAGTCGTCTGTTAAGTGGAGCACTGGGACTGGTTGGGGGTGTGCCGGGGCTTGTCATGCTGGGGGCCGCGGCCTGGTACACGATGTATCAGAATCAGGAGCAGGCCAGAGAATCTGCACGCCAGTATGCCGCAACAATCGACGAAATTCGCCAGAAAACGTCGGCAATGTCGCTTCCTGAAGCGTCAGATAATGAGGAAAAGACGCGGCAGGCACTGAAGGAGCAGAACAGGTTAATTGACGAGCAGAAAAGTAAGATTAAATCCTTACAGGAAAAAATTGCTGGCTATCAGTACGTGCTGGCAAACCCGGGCTGGACAACCGATAACGGTTTTATGATTAACCACATGACGTCGGTAAAAACTGTCACAGAAGGGCTTGCCGAAGCAACAAATCAACTGGCAGTTGAACAGTCTCGCCTCACACAAATGCAGGGCAAAGCGCAATCCATTCAGGATGTGCTTGCCGGGCTGGAGGAGCGGCGGGTTGCGTTGATCCGTCAACAGGCAGCGGAACAAAACAAAGCGTATCAGTCCCTGTTGATCATGAATGGGCAGCATACCGAGTTTAATCGCCTTCTCGGGCTTGGTAATGAGTTACTTCAGCAGCGTCAGGGGCTGGTGAATGTACCGTTACGGCTGCCACAGGCAACCCTGGATGATAAACAGCAGACCGCACTGAATAACAGCGAGCGCGAACTGGCTCTGTCCCGCCTGAAGGGGGAAGCCCGTGAGCGTGCCCGCCTGGGTTATGCTGCGGATGATCTCGGCTTTGTGGGAGAGGCATATCAGACAGCAAGACTGAATTATATAAATAACTCACTGGATGCATGGCGAAATAATCAGGCAAATAAACCCAAAGCGCATAAAAAGACCGAGGCGGAAAAAACAGAAGATATTTATAAACGGCTGATTAAACAGCAGAAAGAGCAGATAGCACTGGCAGGGCAGAATACTGAACTGGCTAAGATGAAATATCAGGTCAGTCAGGGCGAATTATCAACCCTGTCAGAAGCGCAGAAAAAAACGCTTTTGCAGAATGCAGCACTCATCGACCAGAAAAAGATTCGTGAGCAGCTTGCTGCGTATGAGAGCAGTCTGGCGGACAGTAATGCCAGTGCCCGGGCATCTGACGACGCGCAGTTGCTGGGATATGGTGAAGGCTCACGGATGCGTGAACGACTCCAGGAAATGTGGAGTATCCGGCAGACGTTTGAGCAGAAAAATAACGAGCTGCTGAGACAGTATCAGGCCGGAGAAATTGAAGAAGCCCTGTGGAAACAGGAGAAAGAACTGAATAAAAAATATCTGGAAGAGCGTCTCAGCGATCAGCAGGATTATTATGCAAAGGCTGATGCTTTACGCAGTAACTGGAATGCCGGACTCCAGGAGGGGCTGACGAACTGGGCAGACAGTGCCACTGATTATGCTTCGCAGGCGGCAGATGCTGTCGTTTCCACCATGGACGGGCTGGTATCAAATATTTCCGATGCACTGGCCGGGAATGTTGTTGACTGGAGGAACTGGGGGAGTTCAGTTCTCCAGGAAGTTTCAAAAATTCTGATGAATGCGGCCATTGTTAACGGACTGAAATCACTCTCCGGCGCCGGAGGGTGGCTTGGTACGGTAGGCGGATGGATTTCGGGGGCAGTAGCAAACGCAAAAGGTGGTGTTTACACATCGGCAAATCTGAGTGCTTACAGTAACACTATTGTGGATACGCCGACGTATTTTGCTTTTGCGAAAGGTGCCGGACTGATGGGCGAGGCCGGGCCTGAAGCTATCATGCCACTGACGCGGGCAGCGGACGGCTCTCTTGGGGTCAGAGCCATTGGCAATGTGAATGGTGGCGGCGGATTTGTCTATTCTCCCGTGTATCACATCAGTATTCAGAATAAAGGGAGCAATGGCGAGATAGATACGCAGTCAGCCAGGGGGCTGGTGGATCTGATCGACAGCAGGGTTGTGTCAATTATGCAGTCATCACGTCGGGACGGAGGATTATACAGTGCCTGAGCCTGAAGTTTTTAACTGGATCCCCCGCGAGGGGATGGAGACGACACGAAAGCCATCTGTTATTACGGTAAAGTTCGGTGACGGATATGAACAGCGACGGGCTGGTGGTCTGAATGCGGATCTGAAAACGTTTAAACCGGTGTTTCGTGTCACAGATGAATATTCCCGTGCTGCGCTGGACAGTTTTTTATCCCGTCATGCCGGGATACGTGCTTTTTTGTGGCGTCCGCCAAAACACAACAGAACCGTCCGGGTTGTCTGCAGGGAGTGGAGTATTTCGGATAATGCCATGTATACCGATTTTAACTGTACCTTTGAAGAGGTCACTCACTGATGCAGGATATACAGCAGGAAACACTGAATGAGTGTACAAAAGCGGAGCAATCCGCGCTGGTCGTGCTCTGGGAAATTGATCTGACAGAGGTCGGCGGAGATCGTTATTTCTTCTGTAATGAGCAGAACGAAAAAGGTGAACCAGTCACCTGGCAGGGGCGGCAGTATCAGGCCTATCCCATTCAGGGAAGTGGATTTGAGATGAACGGCAAAGGAGCCAGTGCAAGGCCAACGCTGAAAGTCTCTAATCTGCACGGCATGGTCACCGGGATGGCGGAAGATCTGCAGAGTCTAGTCGGCGGAACGGTGGTCCGGCGTAAGGTTTACGCCCGTTTTCTGGATGCGGTGAACTTCGTCAACGGAAACAGTGACGCCGATCCGGAGCAGGAGGTGATCAGCCGCTGGCGCATCGAGCAGTGCAGCGAACTGAGTGCGGTCAGTGCCTCTTTTGTACTGTCCACACCGACGGAAACGGATGGCGCTGTTTTTCCGGGCCGTATCATGCTGGCCAACACCTGCACCTGGACCTATCGAGGCGATGAGTGCGGTTATAACGGTCCGGCGGTCGCGGATGAATATGACCAGCCGACGTCCGATATCACGAAGGATAAATGCAGCAAATGCCTGAGTGGCTGTAAGTTTCGCAATAACGTCGGCAACTTTGGCGGCTTCCTTTCCATTAACAAACTTTCGCAGTAAATCCATGACAGAGACTGAATCAGCGATTCTGGCGCACGCCCGGCGATGTGCGCCAGCGGAGTCGTGCGGCTTCGTGGTGAGAACGCCGGAGGGGGAAAGGTATCTTCCCTGCGTGAATATCTCCGGTACTCCGGAGGCGTGTTTCCGGATGGTACCGGAAGACTGGCTGCGGGCACAAATACAGGGCGAGGTGGTGGCGCTGGTCCACAGCCATCCCGGTGGTCTGCCCTGGCTGAGTGAAGCCGACCGTCAGCTGCAGGTACAGAGTGATTTGCCGTGGTGGCTGGTCTGTCGGGGGGCTCTCCATAAATTCCGCTGCGTGCCACATCTGACCGGAAGGCGCTTTGATCACGGGGTGACGGACTGTTACACGCTGTTCCGGGATGCTTATCATCTGGCGGGGATTGAGATGCCGGACTTTCATCGTGAGGATGACTGGTGGCGTAACGGCCAGAATCTCTATCTGGATAATCTGGAGGCCACAGGGCTGTATCAGGTGCCGTTGTCAGCGGCACAGCCGGGCGATGTGCTGCTGTGCTGTTTTGGTTCATCGGTGCCGAATCACGCCGCAATTTACTGCGGCGACGGCGAGCTGCTGCACCATATTCCTGAACAACTGAGCAAACGAGAGAGGTACACCGACAAATGGCAGCGACGCACACACTCCCTCTGGCGTCACCGGGCATGGCGCGCATCTGCCTTTACGGGGATTTACAACGATTTGGTCGCCGCATCGACCTTCGTGTGAAAACGGGGGCTGAAGCCATCCGGGCACTGGCCACACAGCTCCCGGCGTTTCGTCAGAAACTGAGCGACGGCTGGTATCAGGTACGGATTGCCGGGCGTGATGCAGGTGAAACCGAATTATCTGCCCGTCTTAATGAGCCGCTGGCAAATGGTGCCGTGATCCACATCGTGCCGCGTCTGGCGGGAGCTAAAAGTGGCGGTGTGTTTCAGGTGGTGCTGGGGGCGGCGCTGATTGCTGTGGCATGGTGGAACCCTGTGGGCTGGCTGGGTGCCGCGGCTGTATCGGGCATGTATGCGGCAGGGGCCAGTATGATCCTGGGTGGTGTGGCCCAGATGCTGGCACCGAAAGCCCGGACGCCAACAGCGACCAGCACGGATAACGGTAAGCAGAACACCTATTTTTCATCACTGGATAACATGGTTGCCCAGGGCAATGTTCTGCCTGTTCTGTACGGTGAAATGCGTGTGGGGTCTCGTGTGGTTTCTCAGGAAATCAGCACGGCAGACGAAGGGGACGGTGGTCAGGTTGTGGTGATTGGTCGATGATGAAAAACGTTTTATGTGAAACCGCCTCAGGGCGGTTTTGTCGTTTATGGAGCATGACGAATGGGTAAAGGCAGCAGTAAGGGGCATACCCCGCGCGAAGCGAAGGACAACCTGAAGTCCACGCAGCTGCTGAGTGTGATCGATGCCATCAGCGAAGGGCCGGTTGAAGGTCCGGTGGATGGATTAAAAAGCGTGCTGCTGAACAGTACGCCGGTGCTGGACACTGAGGGGAATACCAACATCTCCGGTGTCACGGTGGTGTTCCGTGCCGGTGAGCAGGAGCAGACACCGCCGGAGGGGTTTGAATCCTCCGGCTCCGAGACGGTGCTGGGTACGGAAGTGAAATATGACACGCCGATCACCCGGACCATCACGTCGGCAAACATCGACCGACTGCGCTTTACCTTCGGTGTGCAGGCTCTGGTGGAAACCACCTCAAAGGGTGACCGGAATCCGTCGGAAGTCCGCCTGCTGGTTCAGATACAGCGTAACGGTGCCTGGGTGACAGAAAAAGACATCACCATTAAGGGTAAAACCACCTCGCAGTATCTGGCCTCGGTGGTGGTGGGTAACCTGCCGCCGCGCCCGTTCAGTATCCGGATGCGCAGGATGACGCCGGACAGCACTACAGACCAGCTGCAGAACAAAACGCTCTGGTCGTCATACACCGAAATCATCGATGTGAAACAGGGCTACCCGAACACGGCACTGGTCGGTGTACAGGTGGACTCGGAGCAGTTCGGCAGCCAGCAGGTGAGTCGTAATTATCATCTTCGCGGGCGCATTCTGCAGGTGCCGTCGAACTATAACCCGCAGACGCGGCAATACAGCGGTATCTGGGACGGAACGTTTAAGCCAGCATACAGCAACAACATGGCCTGGTGTCTGTGGGATATGCTGACCCATCCGCGCTACGGCATGGGGAAACGTCTTGGTGCGGCGGATGTGGATAAATGGGCGCTGTATGTCATCGGCCAGTACTGCGACCAGTCAGTGCCGGACGGCTTTGGCGGCACGGAGCCGCGCATCACCTGTAATGCGTACCTGACCACACAGCGCAAGGCGTGGGATGTGCTCAGTGATTTCTGCTCGGCGATGCGCTGTATGCCGGTATGGAACGGGCAGACGCTGACGTTCGTGCAGGACCGACCGTCGGATAAGGTGTGGACCTATAACCGCAGTAATGTGGTGATGCCGGATGATGGCGCGCCGTTCCGCTACAGCTTCAGCGCCCTGAAGGACCGCCATAATGCCGTTGAGGTGAACTGGATTGACCCGAACAACGGCTGGGAGACGGCGACGGAGCTGGTTGAAGATACGCAGGCTATTGCCCGTTACGGTCGTAACGTCACGAAGATGGATGCCTTTGGCTGTACCAGCCGGGGGCAGGCGCACCGCGCCGGGCTGTGGCTGATTAAAACGGAACTGCTGGAGACGCAGACGGTGGACTTCAGCGTGGGTGCAGAAGGGCTTCGCCATGTACCGGGTGACGTCATTGAAGTCTGCGATGATGACTATGCCGGTATCAGTACCGGTGGTCGCGTGCTGGCGGTGAACAGCCAGACCCGGATGCTGACGCTTGACCGTGAAATCATGCTGCCACCCTCCGGCACCACACTGATAAGCCTGGTTGACGGAAAGGGTAATCCGGTCAGCGTGGAGGTCCGGTCCGTCACCGACGGCGTGAAGGTGAAAGTGAGCCGTGTTCCTGACGGTGTTGCTGAATACAGCGTATGGGGGCTGAAGCTGCCGACGCTGCGCCAGCGACTGTTCCGCTGCGTGAGTATCCGTGAGAACGATGACGGCACGTATGCCATCACCGCCGTGCAGCATGTACCGGAAAAAGAGGCCATCGTGGATAACGGGGCGCACTTTGACGGCGACCAGAGCGGCACGGTGAATGGTGTCACGCCGCCAGCGGTGCAGCACCTGACTGCCGAAGTTACCGCAGACAGCGGGGAATATCAGGTGCTGGCGCGCTGGGACACGCCGAAGGTGGTGAAGGGGGTGAGCTTTATGCTTCGCCTGACCGTGGCAGCGGATGACGGCAGTGAGCGGCTGGTCAGCACGGCCCGGACGACGGAAACCACATACCGCTTCACGCAACTGGCGCCAGGGAACTACAGGCTGACAGTTCGGGCGGTAAATGCGTGGGGACAGCAGGGCGATCCGGCGTCGGTATCGTTCCGGATTGCCGCACCGGCAGCGCCGTCGCGGATTGAGCTGACGCCGGGCTATTTTCAGATAACCGCCACGCCGCATCTTGCGGTTTACGATCCGACGGTACAGTTTGAGTTCTGGTTCTCGGAAACGCGGATTACTGATATCAGGCAGGTTGAAACCACAGCCCGCTACCTTGGCACGGGGCTGTACTGGATAGCCGCCAGTATCAATATCAAACCGGGCCATGATTATTACTTTTATATCCGCAGTGTGAACACCGTTGGCAAATCGGCATTCGTGGAGGCCGTCGGTCGGGCGAGCGATGATGCGGAAGGTTACCTGGATTTTTTCAAAGGCAAGATAACCGAATCCCATCTCGGCAAGGAGCTGCTGGAAAAAGTCGAGCTGACGGAGGATAACGCCAGCAGACTGGAGGAGTTTTCGAAAGAGTGGAAGGACGCCAACGATAAGTGGAATGCCATGTGGGCTGTCAAAATTGAGCAGACCAAAGACGGCAAACATTATGTCGCGGGTATTGGCCTCAGCATGGAGGACACGGAGGAAGGCAAACTGAGCCAGTTTCTGGTTGCCGCTAACCGTATCGCGTTTATTGACCCGGCAAACGGGAATGAAACGCCGATGTTTGTGGCGCAGGGCAACCAGATATTCATGAACGACGTGTTCCTGAAGCGCCTGACGGCCCCCACCATTACCAGCGGTGGAAATCCGCCGGTATTTTCCCTGACACCGGACGGGCGGCTGACGGCGAAAAATGCGGATATCAGTGGCAGTGTGAATGCGAACGCCGGGACGCTCAACAATGTCACGATTAACGAGAACTGTCGGGTTCTGGGAAAACTGTCCGCGAACCAGATTGAAGGCGATATTGTTAAAACAGTGGGCAAAGCTTTCCCCCGGGACTCCCGTGCACCGGAGCGGTGGCCGTCAGGAACCATTACCGTCAGGGTTTATGACGATCAGCCTTTTGACCGGCAAATTGTTATTCCGGCGGTGGCATTCAGCGGTGCTAAACATGAGCGGGAACATAACGATATTTATTCGTCATGCCGTCTGATAGTGCGGAAAAACGGTGCTGAAATTTATAACTGTACCGCGCGGGATAATACGCTGATTTATACAGGTGTTATTGATATGCCTGCTGGTCGCGGCCACATGACGCTGGAGTTTTCGGTGTCAGCATGGCTGGTAAATGACTGGTATCCCACAGCAAGTATCAGTGATTTGCTGGTTGTGGTGATGAAGAAATCCACTGCAGGCATCACGATTAGCTGAATTTTATCACCCAGATACGGGCGCCAGAAATGGCGCCTTTTTTATTGCAGAAAAGCGAGAGGTAATTATGCGTAAAGTTTGTGCAGCCATTTTATCCGCAGCCATCTGTCTGGCCGTATCCGGTGCGCCTGCATGGGCGTCTGAGCAGCAGGCCACGCTGAGCGCGGGGTATCTTCATGCCCGGACGAACGCTGTCGGTAGTGATGATCTGAACGGGATTAACGTGAAATACCGTTATGAGTTTACGGACACGCTGGGGCTGGTGACGTCATTCAGTTATGTCAATGCCAAAGATGAGCAAAAAACGCATTACAGCGATACCCGCTGGCATGAAGATTCCGTGCGTAACCGCTGGTTCAGCGTGATG